ACGCGCAACTGACCACCTCGACCTGTTACTTTTCCGAAGGCAATGCTCAACTCTGATGTGTTTGCAACGCCGACAAAGCCATCGAAGCCCATAGCCATGCGCAAAGAGTTGTCGCCAAATAGATCAATCCAACGGAATGGTGACATCTTCATCAGGTCATACTCTGACATTTCAAAGTGTTCTATCGTATGCTTTTCCTTGTCTGCGGGTGGTATTTCGTAGCCACAGACAGGACATGTCATAACGCTCATAGGGATTTCGGCTTCGCACTCTGGGCATTCTTTTACAGGCGCAAGCCCTTCTTTTTCTCTGTCGTCTAGATTAACGCTGTCTTCGAGTGAGCCGTGGGTTAGAATGCTTGTGCCAAAGTCTAAGACGATACAGTCTTTCTTTTTGATCCCGGGAAACTCTTCTGGATCGACTGTGCGTAAGCCACGCCCAATCATCTGTACCATTGTGCCCTTTTGTGAGCATGGGCGCGTCAGAATGACGCAGGATACAGGTGGACTGTCGAACCCTTCGGTCAACACTGCAACATTCACGACCACTTGTATATCGCCATATGTGAGGTTGTGAAGTAACTCAGCACGTTCTTCCTTTGGCGTTTCGCCAGTGACCATTCCCGCGCTGACGCCTTGGCGAACAAACTCCGCAAGTAAATCCTCTGCGTGTTTCACTGTGCTGCAGAATACAACAGTCTTGCGATCTCCCGCATGGTCTTCCCACTCTTCGACAACGCGCCTGTTGATGACATCACTGTTCATGATGGCCTCGACTTGCTGCATGTCGTATTCTTTGCCCTTCATGGTGACTGCATCAAGGCGCTTACCTACGCCAAGGTCCATTGTGAAAGATCGTGGTGTTACCAAAAAACCTTCACGTATAAGTGATGTGATTTCGATTTGATGTGCGCAGTTGTTGAAGACCTTACGCAATCCTTTGCCATCGCCACGGTTGGGTGTTGCTGTGAAGCCAACGACTTCTGCGCTAGGATTATCTTCTTTAACTGCGTTGATTACCTTTAAGTATGTATCGGCTGCGACATGATGGCTTTCATCTACTACAATCATGTCGAACACTGGGCGATCACGCAGGTTGCGTTCTCTCGAAATGGTTTGCACCATTGAGAATATTGCACTGCCGTCCCAGTTTTTCTCCGTGCCGTTTACGATACTTGTTGTGATTTTGGGGTTGATGCGCTCAAACTTTGCTTTGTTTTGATCCACGAGTTCATCGCGGTGCTGCATCACTAAAACTTTTTTACCGTCTTTGTGGCGCTTCCCTACGAGCGCAGAAAGCATGATTGTCTTTCCGGCTCCAGTAGGTGCGACAACAATTGTATTGCCATGTTTGTCGAGAGACTTGCATGCATCATCAATTGCCGCCTCTTGATAGGGGCGTAACATCATTTGGGAAACTCCATTTAGTCTAGAAAGTGAGGGGGGATTTCGCCCACGGCCCCCCTATCCGTGGTCTAGCAGGTAGGATATCACCTGTGCGCTAGATTATCTGTTTGCCCAAGATGGTGCTACACCGCCGGATGGCGCCTGTTGTGGTGCAGGTTGACCCGCTGCAGGGGTTTGCTGCACTTGCGCTTGTCCGGCTCCTATATAGCCCGTCTGGTTAGGCGTCATGGCGGCTGTCAGTCTGTTGCTGTCAGAGTATCCATTCGTGCCCTTCTTAACGCCAATTTTAGCGCAAATCTCCATACCGTTCAAGTCCATGATACCTGAGATGTTTCGACGCTGCTGTGCGGCCTCTGACATATCAGTTGGATCAAGGCCGTTTGCGCTTTCGATGATCTGGCGCAATGTGCTTAGACCAATCTCTTTGGCTTGTGGAATGCCGCTCTGACCCATCTTGTCGCCATCAACAAAGATGCGATCCCAGAACTTACGGCGATCAAACTCACCACCAATAATTGTGAACTCAAGTTCCATCCACTTGGCTTTCGATGACTGTGATTGTTTGAACCATTGTCCTGCGCCAAACTCTGAAATTTCGATATCGCCCATTTTGACGACGATGACTGCACGAGCGATTGTCCCTGCAGGAATTAATGAAAATTCTTGAGGTCCATCGTTGACTGCTGCTGTATTAAGATTGATCATGATTTACTTCTCCTTGGAGTTCTGTTTGTGGGTTCACAAAAGTTAGTTCTGACTTGCGCTCAGTTGTTTGCATCTTGTGTATGAGCTTACCCAAGTCTGGTTCTTCAAGAGCATCAAGGCGCCCAGAGCGATCCTTCGCAGGGTAGCCATACTCGTTTAAGGCATCGCAGACAAACGCACGAAATGTGCCGTTTTCTCCAGACATGACTGCCATTGTGATGACTTCATCCACAATGCCGGGCAGTTCCCGTCCTGTCTTTGATCCTTCGATTTGCAGCGTGTATTGCTTACGTCCGTAATCATCTGTGACTTCATCAAGAATGCCAACAAAGATTACGTTCTTTTCACGTATATGCTGCAGATGGGTTAGCCAACCCATCATCTCTCTTGCATGCATGCCGTAGGCTGCACGAGTGTCTAGCTTTCCAGTGCGATCAGAACGCGCCTCTGGTTGCTGTTGACAGTAAGAGAAACACAGACGACCTGCGACTGTGATAGAGTCCACAAAAATTGTGTCATACTTCATCATGGACTGATCGTTGCTTGGATCACCATAGGTTTGGCAAACATAATCATAATGCGCTTGGCTGTATGGCTGATCTTCTGCAAGAGCAGGGTTGGGACCGCCGATATAACATGCGAGGTCACGACACTCTGCCCAAGTGTTTGGGCGCACAACGTCGATAGGATGTCCTTCCAACGCTGAGTCACCTGCTTCTAGGTCCATAAACAATGTTGTTTTAGGATCGAGGGTTTTAGCGAGGGTTGTTTTACCAACCCCACTTGCGCCCAAAACAACGATCTTATGACCGCGTTTTTCCGCCAACCTTTCGTCGGCTGATATGATTTTCAAAGGCATTTAACTCTCCACTGAAAAAGTTGCGCCACCCAATTCAACTGTGCGGCATTCTTCAAGAAGCTCTTTCACACGGGGTGGAGCTTCATTGTATTTTCTTTCTTCTACTGAGAAAGTGAGTTTGCCGTAGTGACGAGCGTCATCTACTGGCATTGTATCAAGTGCTTTACGCAAGGCTTCTTGATCCCAAGTCACCTTCTTGCGCAAGACAGCTTTAACTTTTCTGTTTCCCGCCAGAATATGCGCAGTGCCAAAATCCTTGCCTTCAGTCATCAATGACTGCTTGGCACGATCAAGGAATGTATCTGAGATTTGTTGTTCGATGTCTTTGAGTTCAGCCTTTAGACCGTCCATTTTGGCCTTCAACTGATCTCGACGCTCGAACAGAGTATCGCTGTTCATGTCGATTATCCTTTTAATTTTCTAGAGACTACAGCATGTGGTAGCGCAAAATTTTTGTCAACCACTTTTTTTGGAAAGGTATATTTCGATGTTGTGAACAGCCTTCATCAACTTCTTTTTTAGTTTAAATTCAGGGGTTTCCACGCCTTTTGCGTCTTCGATCACATGCTCCCAAGTTCCATCAAGACTTTCGAGGTCATACTCAAAGTCAGCAACGTAAGTGCAGATTTTTTGACCGTTAACTGTGATGATAAACCGGGGCTGTAGCTGTAGGTTTTTGACCCGACCAGCTCGTTCTAATGACTTTAGATATAAATATCTTTGTGACTCCCATTTGGAGTCAAATGTGATTCCATCAACCTTGGTTTTTCGGTTGCCGTACTTGCTCCTTGACCTAGGTTTTTTAGAATAGTATGCTGTCTTTGGTAACATTTCTGGGAGAAATTGTAATGGTTCGCAAAACAAAATACAAGTCTGTCGGTGTTAACGACGACACTTATGAGATGATTGTTGAGCTTGCAAAGCGTGAAAAACGCAACATATCTCAACAACTCGCAATGATTGTTGAGCAGGAATTTAACAAGACTTTTGAAAAAGAATTAATACGCAGAGAGCCTGTTAATAATGTGTATGGTGGTTTGTCTGCGGTTATTGAAGACTAAAGCAATCCAGCACTTCCAAGACCACCCAGCAAGGTTGCCGCTACTGCAGGGTTTTCTCTAGCTCTTTGGCGGATATTTCTTTTCTCCACAGCCCTTTGACGTATCTGGCCCAAGATATCTTGTGGCTGAGATACTTGCATTTGAGGTGAGAAGCCAACATCCATAGATGGAAGAACTTGCGGGATTGGAGTTCGAGCAGGCGCCGGGGCACGTTGTGATCTTTCATCTGACAAGCGTTTCTGCTCATCGATTTCACTTCGGATTAGACTTTCCGCTGCTTGCTTTGCGTTGACCGTAGTTTCGTCAACAGCTTGGGCGCCAGTTTGTGCAATAGCCCGTGAGATACCGTTGCCGATCAGCTTACCAAGAGTTCTAGCCTTTTCAGGGCGAGATGCTTTTCCTGTCAAAGCCCGGTACTGATCATCGATATTCTTGTAGAATAGGTCAGTAGACAGCATACGAGTAATCAAGCCAAACCGTGCAAGTTTGCTAAGGTTCTCAAGAGGCGCTGCAGCGATGCCAGAAGCAATCAATGGACCACCGTCTGTTGTCTTGGCGTTGAATGATAGAACCTCACCAAAGCGGCGCATACGGCCTGCCATTTCGGGTCCGAACAATTCCTTTAGTCTACCAGCTTGGGCTTCGCGCTGTAGTCTTGTGCCGAACTCTGCCATCTTTCCGGGTTCAGATAAGAACTTTTCAGAGAAGTCTCCAATCAAGTTTTCCATGTAAACGCCACGCAACTTCTGTAAATCATTTGGATCATCGAAGTATGTGACGAGCTTTCTAATTGTTGTTGGCGCAGTGTTAGGGCTTGTAATTAAGTTAGCTGCCGCAAC